AACGATTTCGCCACTTGGCAACTCGGTTTTCACCGACCTCGTAGCTTCTAAGACCTCTAGAACTTCATCTGGAAACAGACTACGAACTAGAGACATAGAAACTCTATCAGACGCATCTTTCAGATCGATTGTTGCCCAAAGTCCATTTATGGACCCAGACAACGCAAGATTCTGATTGACTGTTTGATCGTCGAAATTTACATAGCCTCGCGTGAGACGATGTTTTTCGACATGATCATACAAATTGCGTCGTACCCCTTGCTGCACCCACTGGATTTCCAATGGTTCGCAAGAGATCAAGCGAGGCCCCCTCGAATCTTTCGGAACAAGTACGACCCGTGCTATAGGGTCTAGGCCTTGTAGCCCCTTGTACCATCCGAGGCGATCCGCCAACTCTTTTCCATTTCCTACCATAAAATATGAGTAGTAAGGGAAAAGAGAATGGAGCGAAGCGTACTTTCGCTTGAAAGTATACTTCTCGAATCCGGATTCGCGCGTGGCAACTGCCCCCGGACCATGTCCTGGGACAATCGATTTGAGGTCAATCCCTGCTAAGGCTTCTTCNTGCGAGCCAGGAGCGTAAGGGACTTTGGCAGATCACCCTCAGAAGGGAGACCATCGTCAGTAGACTTGAAATTCTCGAGGAATCGAGATACAAGTTTCGGATGATAATCTGTCTCAAGTTTATAAAACAAGAAACAGATTTGCCGTAAACCTCGAATCGCCTCAAAAGCCTGCAAAGTCGGATGACTTTGATAGGCAAGTAAGGTACCATTCTCGTCATAGCAGCAACGAAAGATTCCACGTAGGAAAACGGGAATCTTAGACCCCCTCTGGCGTCTAAAACCAGATGGAGTCTCCAGGTTGCCGGTCTCGAAGGATCTATCGATGGCTTTACCGAGTTTCGGTAGCGCCTTCGTAAAGAATCCGAGACCTTCATGACGGGCACGGTCAGAGATAGTTTCCGCATCGCGGAGACGATCTTTGAGCGAGGTGCCACAGAGAAGACTGACATCAGTCACAAGTTTAGACAGGAGCAGACTTAGGTGACCTAAGTCTGAGCTCTTCCGGATTCCCATTGGGAAGTCCTCTACACTCTAACTCTCAGTGACAACACCCGCACAAGAGCTTCAGCTCTCGCCGCGGAGCAGCTGTGTGACGTAGGTCGAATTCGCGAGGAAATTCTTCGTGAATGCGATCAAATCGTCAACCTCAGCCGCCACAGCAACGTCCCTGGGCACGGTAATCACCACCGAAACTTGACAGGTCTGAGGAACCAAGTTAGCGTCGTCGGCAATCTTCTTAAACAGAAGATTGTGACGATCAGCACGCTGGGCACCCTTTCCGATCTGCTCGTGACGGATGATGAACGTGCGGGGCGCTGCAAGCGTGGATGCGATGTCGAAACGATCACGCTGATTTCCAGAACTGGAAACCAGATTGAAAGTCTGAGACGCCGCAGCCGCGTCGTTAAGTGAAATGTTGTCAGAAAGAGCCATAGAGTGTTCTCCGGTTGATCAGTGATCGGATTGAGGACAATCTCTCCATCATATGGAAACAAGTATCTCACTTGTGACCATGAGGGAGGTATTGCCAAGAAAGAGCTCCAAACAACTGGGCTTGGAACCAGGACCAGCTATGTAGCCGGAATGGCACAGGAGGAAGCCCTGGCAAACGAACGAATTTCCTACAAGAGACCACATCTTCGATGCGGTCACTGTTCCCGTACTGTGGCAGAATTCTGCCATAGCGCGTATAGGTCCCTTCGAACTTCAACGTCCACCAAGGACTATGAAGATCGTACTGACCAGAAAAGACTGGTATAGCCATTCTGTCGAGGAATCCCCCGACATCGTAGCACCAGTCAATTAAGAACGAGTATGGAATTGCGTTCCAAGCGATCTTGAACGGCTTATTGAGGCCGAAGAACGCTGCAAGGGCCCGCAATTGGCCGTCGAACTCGTCCAAACCATTTAGGCGATGGACAAGAGACATACCAATTGTACCACTGTACTTGCCAGATGTCATCACTGTACGAAACACGTATTGGTTAGGATCACTTCCGAAAAAATCGGGAGTTTCCGGGGCCATCACGTGTGTCCAGCGATGAACGAGTTTTATCTCGCGCCCAAAAGATTTCCTTAGAAATCTTAAGCGCGCGATGACACTCTTCAACGCATGAGCAGCAGCCTTGCAATCAGCAACTAACGGTACCACGCCAAAATTCCAGGCGAGGAACGAGTTGACTGTGTCGTCGGATGAACGTCTAAAAGACGGAGAAGATCTTTCGAATTTTCTCAGCGAATCCCCAAGACCCCGAAATTTCAGGGCCATGCTTTTTATCTCCTCAAATTCAAGGAGATCATTTGCTAGGGAAAAGCTTTCAGCGACAGGCTGAAACTCTGCGGCTGCATCGTTGACGATTGTATCCCAATCAATAAATGAGAGGGGTTCCAAATCGCCAGCAAGGACAAGCCACGTTGGGAACGAAGCAAGTTCCATTACAGCTTGACAGTCACGCTGGTTTCCTGGACCAGTGGGGCTGAAAGAGTTGTAATAGCCACCTCCTCCAATCCAACCACGGACAGGGGTATTGACCAAGGTTTCGCACTTATAATGCTGAACCTTGCCGACGAATTTGCCATGAGGCAGCTCGTCTTCAATAGACTCCCACCTCCGATTGACTGGACTGAAAGAGTAGGTGTTAGATCCCACTTCGGTCCCCCCGGGAGCATGGATATGCTCCACTAAGGAACCACCTGGGAACTTAACAACTTTCGTTCTAGAGCGCATGTAACTCCTGTCAAAACAGTAGTCTCTGTGCAAGCA